AATCAATAGAGAATTAATTAGTTTTGTAGAAACTCTGTTGACTAAAAATAGAACATCGGGCGTGGTTCTTCTAGATCAAAATGAAAATCCAATACTGATTGACGATCTTCAACAATTTCAAGAAGATATACTCAGTAGATACTTTGAAGCTACCAACGAATATTTTGAGTCATATCAAAATTTAAAGAAAAGTAGATCGGTAGAAAAATTAATAGATCTATGAACAACGGTATATTGATATTTGCACACAATAATCGAGACATTGATTACGCATTGATGGCAATTATTTCTGGCGGCCTTGCAAAAAAATATCTTAACGCACCAGTATCTTTAGTCACAGATCCTACCACAATAGAGTGGTTGATGACTTCAAACAAATTTAAACTGGCATCCCAAGTTTTTGATAAAATTATTTCTGTTGAAAAACCAGAGACTGATAACAAAAGAAATCTATACGATGGGATACGGCATAAAATTGTTCCATTTGTCAATGCAAATAGATCTTCAGCCTGGGATATGACGCCCTATGATAGAACACTGTTAATCGACAGTGACTATTTAATTTTTTCAAACAGTTTATCTAATTACTGGGATTTCGATGCTTCAGTTATGATCTCAACTGCGGCCCTAGATATTATCAAAGACGATCGTCTAGGATATCACGATAGATATGTGTCCGACACCGGAGTTCATCTATCCTGGGCTACTACAGTCATGTTTACTAAAAATGAGGAATCTCGTGTGTTCTTTGAACTAGTTAATTTTATCAAAGACAACTATCAATTCTACGCAGACCTTTTTAGATTTGGTACAACCCAGTTTAGAAACGACATTGCGTTTAGCGTGGCCAAACATATACTTGACGGATTTGAAACCGATCTGCGAGACGGCTTGCCTCCAGTATTAACTACTTTGGATAGAGACATTTTACAATCAGTGGATTCAAACGGTAAATTAACTTTCTTAGTGTCTCAGATGTTAGACAGTAATTTCTATGCTGCTGCGATTAAAGGATTAGATGTTCACGTTATGAACAAACAAAGTCTAGTAAGAAATGCAGACCAATTGTTGGAGCTAATATGAAATTTGGTTATCTATTAATTGTTTCTCATAATACTGAAATTGACTATGCCAACCTTGCCTATGCACTGGCACTGAGTATTAAAAATACACAACGACCAGGATACGATCAAGTAGCATTGGTAATAGATGATGCTAGTCTAATAAAAAAATTCAAAAGTCCGTGGGTGTTTGATCACGTGATAGAGTGGAGCCAAGAAACTTTCTGGGATGGCCGTAGTTGGATGGACAAGCTATCGCCCTTTGATGCCACGGTGTGCTTGGATGTAGATATGCTGTTTACTAGAGATTACAGTCACTGGATTGATTATTTTTTAGAAAACTCTGAACTGTATGTGGCCAACAAAAGTTACACATACCGAGGCGAGCTAGTAACCGATGATTTTTATCGAAGAGCATTTGTAAAAAATGATTTACCTAACCTATATAGTTTTTATACTTTTTTTAAAAAAGACAGCGAGCTAGCCAAAGATTTTTTTGAATTAGGTAGACACATTATTAAACAGCCTACTGAATTTTCAAACCATTTCCTTGCCGAATCAAAACCAAAAATTCTAGGAACTGACGAAGCCTTTGCTCTCAGCGCAAAAATCTTAGACATTGCTGATCAGATTGCATATGATCTAGAATTTCCTAGAGTTGTGCATATGAAACCTATGGTACAACATTGGCCGTGGCCTGCCAACCTATGCAGTGACCACGTGGGATTTTATCTTAACAAACAGGGTAAAATAAAAATAGGTAATTATGAACAATATGACATTGTTCATTATGTTGAGAAAGATCAAATAGACAGCGAAATTATCAACATACTTGAGGAGATAGCATGGAAGAATTAATATTAAACTATCCTCCTTTAAAATATCAGGTTGAGTTCAATCATCAAACAGGTGAAATAATTGCCGTAGGCCCCGATCATTATTTTTTAGGCAAAGATAATATAATTGATATTGATCAAGAAACAGCTGAAATGATCATTGAAGGTAAAATTAAAATACATAGTTGTTTTATAGATTTGGTAAACAACGAATTAGAAATTACCGAAACTAAAAATATTTTTAAAATAGACAATGTGTTGCACCGCATAACAGAAAAAAAGTGGTCCACAGTTAATCGTCCAGAGGTCTACGTTACATATAATTCAAAGAAGAAACAACTTAAATTTGAACTCACCGAAGAGTTCAAAGGCACAAAAAAATTACCAAAAAAATTCCACCCTATCAAACAACGTAAAATTAATTGGAGCGGTGATACAGAAATGAATTTTATGATCACTGATTACAACGATCCGAACTTGCTCTTTGAGTTAGTTTCGTTTAAAATAAATGATATAGTTGGAAAGTTTAAAATTATCGATGTAGAATTGCCTGAAGTATTCAGCGTCTACACTCGACGAATTTTTAAAAATTATGTGTTTGAATATAAATGAAAGTAATTGAATTTGATGTTATATTTTTAAGTTACGATGAGCCCAATGCTGATCTGCACTATGCTGACCTATGCAACAAGGTTCCTTGGGCCAAGCGTGTTCACGGAGTCAAAGGCAGTGACCACGCTCACAAAGCCGCAGCAGAACTTAGTGAAACTGAATGGTTCATAACAGTAGATGCTGACAATATTGTAGATCCTAAATTCTTTGATCTAGAATTAGACATGACTGATCCCAAGGTCAAAGTCTACGGATGGTGTGGAAGAAATGCGATCAACGGTTTAAGATACGGTAACGGTGGCCTAAAGATCTGGCGCAAAGACTTTGTCATGAATATGCAAACACACGAAAATGCTGACAGCGATCGCGCCCAAGTGGACTTCTGCTGGGAAGATGGCTACAAGAATTTTCCTCGAGTCTACAGTGAAAGCGTTATTACTGGCAGTGCGTTTCAGGCCTGGCGAGCAGGATTCCGTGAAGGTGTTAAAATGACCTTGTTGGACGGAGTCAAAGTACCACCACAAGAAATCAAAGAACGTATCTGGTGGCACAATATTCATAGACTGCGTATGTGGTCCACAGTTGGTGCCCACGAAGAAAACGGCAAGTATGCAGTACTTGGCGCCCGTATGGGAACGTGGATGACCAACTGCACTGACTGGAACTATATTGATGTTAGAGACTTTGATGTTTTAAAATCCATATACGAAGAAAAAGTCAATCACACATCTGTAGAACAAGATGCACAGGATTACGGAACAAAAATAAAAAATCAATTGGGATTAGATTGGCCGTGGTTAGATAACAAGCAAAGTAAGTACACCCTAGACCTATACGAAGAAACAATCAATCTAGGTCTTACATATTATGTGATGCCGTCAAATGTATGATATATTTGTTGTCAGCAAATCTCTTATAGAAGAAGATACTTGGGCGGAAATTAAAGCTAGATTCCCTACCGCACAAAAAATAGAAAACAACAAGACTTTTGAAGAAGTGCGATCAAAGTCTTTTACTAGGCAGTTTTGGGTAGTATGGGATCATGTGATACTTAGAGACGATTGGAAGTTTGATTATCGACTGCCCAAGTGGGACGAGGATTATATTCACGTGTTTAAAAACGGTGACTGTTACGATGGCATCTGTATTTTTAATAAAAATCATAGAATTCTACAACGTGAGTGGGACTACAGATTTTTCACAAAGAAAAAAGAAATAGATATCCAAGCCACCAATCCTCAACCGTTTGATATAGTATTCATTTCGTATAATGAAACATTTGCTGACAGCAACTATCATAACTTATTAGAAAAAATCAACGGATTGAGATGTTATCGAGTAAACGGTGTCAAGGGAATACACCAAGCACATATAGCTGCTGCCAATATGGTAGGCACGGACATGTTCTGGGTAGTGGATGCTGATGCCGAGTTAGTAGATAATTTTGAGTTTGACTACCAAATTCCCTATTATGATTTTAATGCTAAAGGCACAGTTCATGTATGGCAGAGTCAAAACTCAGTGAATGATCTAGTATACGGTTACGGCGGAGTTAAACTGCTGCCAACAACCTTAACTAGAAACATGGATCTATCTAAACCAGACATGACCACTAGCATTAGCAAACAATTTAAACCTATTAAATCTATTTCTAACCTTACTAGATTTAACACAGATCCGTTTACTGCTTGGCGTTCAGCATTCCGTGAATGTTGCAAATTGTCAAGCCGCATCATTGACAGGCAGGACGATCAAGAAACACAACAACGATTGGATGTATGGTGTGAACACAGTCGAGATGAGTATGCTCTGCTAGGAGCTCGAGCAGGTCGCGCCTACGGCTCTGCTAATAAAACAGATTTAGCGGCACTGAAAAAGATCAATGATTATGATTGGTTGAAGGAACAGTTCGATGGACGATAAGGCAAGAATACAAAAGTTCATTCCAATCATGAATGAAATTAGCCCTACGTTCTGTATGGCCAAGTGGCACCACACCACCATCTATTTACAAACAGGTGAAACGCATAGCTGCTATCATCCCGCTCCCCACAAAATTCCTTTGGATGAAATTACTATAGATCCTAGTGCATTACATAATACCAATCAAAAGAAAATGGAACGCCTCGAAATGCTCAATGGCGGGAAACCATCTGGGTGCGACTACTGTTGGAATATTGAAGCATTGGGAGACGATGTTGTATCGGACCGCACAGAGCGTAACAGTACAATATACACACCAGAACGTTTTCAAAAAATCAAAGATGGTGATTGGGATCAAAACATCAATCCTCAGTACATAGAAATATCGTTCGGCAACGAATGTAATTTTAAATGCGGATACTGTCATCCCAAACATTCTAGTAGTTATTATAAAGAAATCAAAGATCACGGCCCGTACACTACAGTATTAAATCACCGCAATGATATAGACTGGTTTAAAATACACGAAGAAGAAACCAATCCCTATGTGGAAGCCTGGTGGCGCTGGTGGCCTGAGGTACGCAAGACACTAACAATTTTACGTATCACCGGCGGCGAGCCTTTACTTCAGCAATCCACTTGGCGCTTGCTAGACGATCTAGAACATAATCCACTGCCAAACTTAGAGTTGAATATCAACAGTAACTTTGGAGTCAAGCCAGTGCTGATTGATCGCTTAGTTGAAAAAGTCAACAATCTAGTCAGTGGTGGTAAGATAAAAGATTTTAAAATTTTTACCAGTATGGATACTTGGGGGCCTGCCGCAGAGTATATTCGTACCGGGTTGGATCTAGCAGTATGGGAAAAGAATTTAGATACCTATCTAACCAAGACATCCTTGCCTGTTACTTTTATGGTAACTTTTAATATCCTAACAGTGACCAATTTTCAAAGTTTATTAGAAAAGATTTTGGAATGGCGGGTAAAGTACAATGGAAATGTTCAAAACAAATGGCAGCGTATACGATTTGATACTCCGTTTTTAAAAGAACCCCTGCAGTATGATATGAATTTACTGCCCAAGGACGAATTTATTCCCTATATGAAAAGTCACCTAGACTTCATTCTAGCCAATTTAGACGATAAAAACCGCAGCAAATTCAACGACTTAGAGTACGCAAAATTTGAAAGAGTGGTAAAATACATGGAATCTAGTATCTATACCCCAGAAAAGCTGTTAGAAGGCAAACGCGACTTCTTTAATTGGTTTACAGAATATGACCGCAGACGCGGCACAAACTTTGCCAAAACGTTCCCAGATTTGGTAAATTTTATGGATAATTGTAATGCAGCATCCACATAGCATATTCAAATCATTAACGAGTACCAGCGTCTCGACGTGTGAAATATTGCGCTGTGCAACAGATGTGGTTTTAAACGACCACAATCTCAAACCTAACTGGATAGCGCAGCCGGCATCGTATACTGAATTTCATGTAAAAAGAAACAAAGAAACACTGTTAATTTTCATAGGCGAAAGCTGGTCCTACGGTGAAACGTTACGTGGAATAGCCACGGCAATTCAGCGATACAACTTTGAGGATCAATTGGCATATACTGTTGGATCTAGATTAGCTGTTATGCTTGATTCTGATCTTTATCAATATGCAGTTCCTGGGAATTGTAATTTTTATATGTTTAAAGAATTAGAACGTATCTTAAAATATACAAGTACATTAGGTTACAAAAAAATCTATGTATGTATGCAGATGACCGAACCAGGAAGAGAAAAACCCATACTCATAGAGATAGAACAACAAGGGCATCCATTAGCCAGTATAATTGGACCTACTGAAAAAATGACGTTTGAAACTTGGCTAGAAAAATATGATGACGTATTCTTTGATTGGTACGATAATATAATTTCTCAATATAATAATTTGGACTGCGTTTTATGGAAAAATTTTTGTAGAATAAATTCCAAGAACACTGATAGAACATTTAAAATCGTTGATAAAACCTGGATACAATATTCTGCAAATTGTGTAGGTAAACAAATTGATGCTCCGTCATTTTATTCAGTTGGATGGCTTGACGATATCATGAAAGACTATCGTTCAATTCAGTTTAACAAGAGTATAATTTCATCTGAAATTGACATTATAGAACAATCAAATATTTTTATAAAATCTAATACCTTTCATAGTAATCATCCTAACGAATTTGCTCACTTATTATGGGCTCAATATCTAGCAAGAAAGTCTGGGTGGAACAATGAGCTCTAACACATTTTGCATACTACCTTGGATACATTTTTACGCCAACCCAGATGGTAATGTGTTGCCCTGTTGTATTGGAGATCACAGATTGCCTCTGGGAAATGTTCAAAAGAATTCAATTGCTGAAATTTGGAACAGTGATCAATATAAATTGATGCGCCAGAACATGCTGTCCGGCAAACGTTGCAAAGAATGTACTTCTTGCTATCAATCAGAAGACGCAGGAGTTAATAGTTTTAGACAATCAGTCAACACGGATTATGCAGAGTTTTTAGATTTTGCCAACGAAACAAACAGTGACGGATCTCTGGATACAATGAAACTAAAATATCTTGATATTCGATGGAGCAATATCTGTAACTTTAAATGTAGAAGTTGCAGTAGCACCTACAGTTCTAGTTGGGCCACTGAAGATAACAAGCAGGGTCAAAACAAAACAGTTTTTATTTTTGCTGGTGGCAGCAACAATGATTTACTCTACGAACAAATCAAACCGTATATATCTGAAGTCAAAGAAATTTACTTTGCTGGCGGTGAACCTTTGTTAATGGACAAGCATTACGATATTTTAAAGCATTTGATTGATACCAATAATACCGGAATTAAAATAAGATACAATACTAATCTAAGTTCGTTGTCTTTTAAAAATACATCTGTAATCGAGCTGTGGCAAAAGTTTTCAAACGTTCAACTAAACGTAAGTTTGGACAGTTGGGGAGATCGTGCTGAATATATTCGTGAGGGCACTAATTGGAATACCCTAGAAGAAAATATAAAGCTGGTAAGAAAAGCATGTCCCCACATACAACTAGGTATAGCATCGGTGATATCAATTTTCAACGTACATACTCTACCAGAATTCATTGACTATATGATTGACAATCAATTGGTAGACAGCAAAACATCTGCAAGTTTTTATTGCCTATTAAATCCAAATTTTTACAGCTTTAATGTTTTTGACACTCAAACAATAGATACAATTATTAATAAATTGTCAAGTAGACAATACAATGGGCATATCAAGTCTCAAATAGAAAATGTGATCAAGCATCTTAAATTATCAACAGTTAATGTTGGTTTGCAAAAACAATTTAAAAACAACACTGACCACTACGATGTTATTAGAAATAAGAAATTTGTAGACACCTTTCCGGAACTAAAAGATTTTTATGAAAATATACTTTGATAACACTGAGAATTTAGATTTTTCTAATTGTGCATCTTTGTCTACACACAGCACTAACTCGTTTTGGTTGACATCTAGCGGTACTCGATTAAAGCGAGAATTACAAAAATTAAAAATACCGTATTATAAATTAGATGACATTGACGAGCCCGGTTTATACTTTGTTGAAGTAAACGGAGATCCAGTATGGTGGACAGGCGGAGGCGTTCTACAAGGCGGCCCAACTCATATACTGAAGAATTTATCCAACACCATTATTGATCTTGTAAAACAACGCAGATTAAGATTAATCATTTCCGCCGACAGAGAAGGTGGCGGAATGGTCTATTACGAGAGTGATGGATTTCTAGCCACTACAAACATTATCAAGGAATTAGAACTTCCACGTGGCTCAGTTTTGATAATTCAAGGAAATAGAAAGATTGAAGATCAATATAACACCTGGTTAACTGAAACCAATAATGATAGATTATTTGAAGTAAAATATGTAAATCATTTTAATAGAATCTTCATAGATTATCATTTTCCATCTGCTCCAATAATCTTCGAATCAATAAAAAACGCCAGTGCAGCCGATTACAATAGTCTTAATAGAACTTACAAAGATCATAGAAGTGCGCATCTATATCAGTTAATTAAACTAGGAATCCTAGATAATGGATTAGTAAGTGCTAACGAAATTAAATTTAATAAGCAAGTACCCCTGGACATATTAAAAAGTGATGTACCGGTGGTAGAATATGATAGAATTTTAAAAGAGTATTATCCTAGATATGTTGATGGTGACTGGGCAATTACAAATGCTGCTAATTCTATTAACATTGACATATTCAAAAATAGTCTTATAAGTTTTATTACAGAAACTAAATTTGAAGAAGATGTGGTCTTCCTGACTGAAAAAGTTTATAAATCGTTAACATACGGACATCCGATGATTGTGTTAGGCCCGTGTGGAACATTGCAGGCACTTCGAGACTTGGGATACAAAACCGATTGGTGCGGCATTGACTCTTCGTATAATGATATAACAGATACCACAGAACGATTTTACAAAACTCACGAAATTTTAAATTGGTGGGTTAATCTTTCCAAGGATGAAAAACTTCAAAGAACGATCAACTCTTTTCCAACAATTGAACATAATTTTAAACTATCGGCAACTAGAAACTTTTACTATGAAGATATATTAGACACTATAAATATCTCCAAGGACTATTTTAAATGATAGATTTTAAAAAATATAAAAGATTCTTTGCATTTGGATGCAGTATGACATCGTATGGCTGGCCAACTTGGGCAGATATTATTGCACAAGAAATTCCTGAATCTTATAATTATGCACAAAGTGGTGCTGGCAATTTGTTTATAGCTAGTCAAGTTGTGGAAGCAAATGTAAGACACAAATTTAACGAAACTGATCTTGTAATGGTAATGTGGAGTTCGATAGCAAGAGAAGACAGATGGTTAAAAGGGCAATGGTTGACTCCGGGAAACATCTATACTCAAAACTTTTATGATGAAAAATTTATTGATCAGTTTAGTGATTGCAAGGGCTACTTAATTAGAGATATGGCCATTATTACAATGTGTAAAGGCCTGCTTGATAATTTAAAAATTGATTATCATATGATGAGTATGTCACCTTTTATATACATGCAATTTTCAAGCCCTAATCAAAAATTTGACAATGGTGAAGATGTATTAGAATTTTATAGAGATACGTTAAGCAGCATCAAACCTGATATACTAACAGTTGAATGTAATGGAAGATGGCCGCAACATCCTATTAAAAAAACAGGCGGACAAACAGCTGACTATCATCCTAGTCCCGTACAGCATTTTAATTATCTAAACAAGATATTTCCCGAACTACAATGGTCTTCTAGCACATTAGAATTTGTAGGAATTGAACAAGCACACATGGAAAAACTTAGAAATTTTGATGATATGATTTTTAAGACACCTCCAACCCGTATATGAATATTCTTAATACGTCGGTGCCGCTGATCAACACCTATAATCCCAACGACCCTAAAATAACTCAGAGTCTAAGCCTCACTGCCGGAGCACTGGCAATGAGAGAAACTTCTAACCTCGATGTTGATGCTTGGTACTGTCTTTTTTCTTGTGAGCATAGTTTTAAAATTTACAAAATAAAAGAGTTAGTCAATGAAGAAATTTTTAAAAAAATTATGGACAAAGAGGTATTCTTAGTTTTAGATAACGCATTAGAACCTTTTGAAAAAAGCATAGATTCGATATACGAAAATATTGTCATACAAGAAAAAATTCCAGCTTCGCAAGTTATCCTACTAACAAATATGTACGATGCAAAAAAGTATAGCGATACAGTAGCAGGTAATTTAAATCAAAATCCAATTAGAGTATTCTGGCACAGTTTGTTCGAACAGGATCTTAAAGATGCAGTTCGATGGGTATACAAAGATCAAGTCCCCACTACTCTTACTTTTAAAAAGTATGACAAAAAGTTTTTAAATTTTAATCGTCGTTGGAGACTACATCGTCCTTTTTTAACCACACTGCTGCATAGTCGAGATCTTTTATCGCAAGGCTATGTCAGTTTTGGTCCTTGCGAACACAAAGACAATTGGAATCATCGTTGGCCAGAATTAATGCACTATTTTAAAAACGACTCAACGATAACTGAGATTTTACAATCAAACGAAAGCGTTAGAGAATTACCTCCGTTATTCCTAGATACGGACGAATTGCATATTAATCGAGCAGAAGCAACACCCAACACAAACAAATACTACGAAGACAGTTATTTTAGTGTTGTATCAGAGACTACATACTTTACTAAATGGTATAGCTCTGCTAGATTCTTAAGTGAAAAAGCATTTAAGCCAATAGCAATGCGTCATCCTTTTATTCTTGTGAGTGTACCCAACAGTTTAGAAATATATAGAATTATGGGATACCGAACTTTTTCTCCGTTCATTGATGAAAGCTACGATCAAGAATTAGACGACGGCAAACGAATGATGATGATCCTAGCCGAAATTGAAAGATTATGTAATCTTACAGAATCTGAATTATTAGAATTCCTAGCAAATGCTGAGGAAATTTGTGACTACAATTATAATACATTAATGTCAAAGACTCAATTTATCACGGAACTATAATGGCATACGAATTAGGC